CGGCACCCGACCGCTGGTACATCCACAAGCGCGACATCCTCGCCATCCTCAACGGCACCGAGCGGAAGGGAGGGAAGCGATGAGAACTCCATACCAGCACGGCTACGAAGACGCCCTTGATCGTGGATGGAACGCAAGCGGACAAGCCGATGAGCCCGGCGCGTACGAATACTCGAAGGGGTACGCCGCTGGTCAGTTGGAACTCAGCAAAAGAACCCCGTTGGAATCCCGCATCCGCACCCTCGAAGCCGAACTGGATGAGCAAGCCGAACTCATCCGGGACTTAGAAAAATCGCTCGACCAGGCACGCGTGGACGCGATGGTGTTGGCGGCGGAGGTCTGGGCGTGGCGGACACATCACGAATCGGAAGACGACAACCGCATGGGCTATGACGAGTACGACGTGACAAACGCCTCCGGTGCCCTCGAAAGGAACAAGCCATGACATTCACCGACGCAGACCACGCGAAGGCGGTGGAGTTGTACAAAACGTACAAAAAGCACGGAACGACGGCGGCGGTGGATGGGATGGATGCTGTCCCATAATCAGGGACACTATCACCTATCTGTAGAGGGAACTACAGATGGGCAAGCGGAAGAAACGCAACGCGAAGAAACCGTTTAGCCCGTCCAAAGGGGGGGATGGGGGGGTTCTCCCAAAGGTGCGCGTAGAACTCGGCACCGACACGACAATCGCAAGGAACGCGAACAGTCGGCGCGCCATGACCTGTGTACCACGTGACGATTGGGGTACACTGAAACCAACGAAAGACCCGTACGACAGATCGCACAGCACTAGGGACGGTGCAATGCTGATACCCGCAGGGGTAACAGTCCGAGGCGTGGACAAGCCCGCACCAGGCTTGGACGCTAAACCGCGTCTCTACCCAGCGTGCTACATCACATCCGCCGGGTACTCGTTTGAGACAGCCGAAGAAAAACTCGCCGAACGCCGCAAGCGCATGGAAGGCTGGGCACCGCGTGAACTTGCCGCGCCCGTTTCCATGTCGGCACACGTCAAGGAAACGCTGTTCCGCATGGAACGGACGATGGACGCAGCACCGGGTTCAACTCACCGGGAGCGCGTTCGAGCCGCAGAAGCCAAGCGAAAGCTGCGGAAGTGCATCAGCCCCGGCGACGACCGAACCACAGAAGAACGCGCGAATGATGCTGTCGCTGACGAATGGGCGTCCGCTCGTGGTGTCGATCTGTCGGCGCGGCCCGGAGGGGGCGGCGGTGACTGACGAAATCCCCATTGAAACAGCCGAATTCGGCGTGTTCGTCGCTGCCGGTGGAAACAAAAAAGTAGCCTCGGCCCTCACACACGCGATCGTCTCCCAAGAACCGCTCCGCATGTGCGCCCGCAAGTACGGCGTGCCCGTGCAGACGTTGCACAACGCCCGAAAGCGGCTCCGTCGCCTCGGTGATTCGTACCGCCAGTGGCGCGCGGAGCAGGTCGAAGCCGAGAACTGGAACTAATCGCCGGACTGCGGAATCCACCTAGTCAGGGACCGTATTCAGTCCGCCGCGTACCCATGCCTAACCGCTCGGGTGCGTTTTCAACTATGACGCAGAACATCCGCCAAGCCCTCATCCGCGTAGGAATCGGCCTCGTTGCCGCCGTGTTCCTTATCGCGTTGGTGTTTTTGACGGGGTGTGCTTCACAATCCACCGCTGTGGTGAAAGCTCCCACCGTGCAGGGCGTGGGCGACGACATCAAGGGCCGTGCTGCCAACCAGATCAATGCCACGGAAGCGATCGACAAGCAGGCACAGGCCGCGAGCGACCGCGCCCCCGACGAAGCCGCCGCGATTGCTGCCAAGTCTCAGGAAATCCGCGACGACGCGCACGCGATACACCGGCTTGCCGGGACGCTTCGGGCCGCACAGGCCGACATCGACCGCCTGGCACGCGAGAACGCAAGCCTCAAGTCTGACCGCGACCGGCTACAGAACCGCGTGCTGGGGCTGTCCGCCGTCGTCTGCGTGATCGGGCTGGGTGTGACCATCGCCCTGTTCCTGTTCGGCAAGCTGCCCAACCTCACGCTGTCCGCGATCTTCGCGTGCACCCTCGTGAGCATCCTCGTGTTCGATTGGCTTCTGGCCTACGCATGGTGGATCGGCGCCCTGTCCGTTGGTGCCGCTGTCGCCTACTTCGTCTACCTCGTGTGGATCAAGAACAAGAGCCTCCGCGAAGTCATGCAGACCGTCGACGAAGCCCGCAAGGAAGGGGCGATCGTGTGGGAGAAGTTCACCCCCATCGCCAACCGCGTGCAGGATCGCGTCACGCGGGCGGTGATTGACGCCGAGCAGTACGCGAAGAAGAAGCTGGGAGCCAAGGCGTGAGCGACCCAGTATCCAGCAAGTCAGTAACAACCCGCCTCTTCAACGAATGGAAGCTGCTTGGCGTGGTGGTGGTCTGGATCGTGACCCATGCCGTTGCGATTGCAGCCGCGTGGTACGAAATCAAGGCCCAGGCACTTCGGGCCGAGACGACCGCCAAGTCCGCCCTCGCCATTACCGCACGGCTGGAAAAGAACTCGGCAACCAAATCCGACCTGCTGACGTTGAAGGAACGCGAGGACGCCATTGAGCGTCGGATGGACCGCGAGAACGTTAACACGCATGTTCGTCTTGCTGACATCCAGACCCAACTGGCCGAGATTCGATCACTCATCCTCAACAACGCTAAGCGATAGGCACATCCGTTCATGCAAACCCGAAAGTTTATTGTCACCGATCGGGCTGAAGTGGGTGGCAACCTCATCGTGCGTCTTGCCCTTGCCACCGATGCCGAAGGGTTGACGATGAACGCGGGCCTTGTGCGTGCCCCCGGTACTCGCGTGTTTGACGATCCGGCAGACCCGGACGCCGCAGCTTTGACCGTTGGCGCGTTCGTGTACTCGGCCCTCACACTTACCTAGCCATGCCTACGGACGTGTTTTACCCCACGGTGGGTTCTCAGCCGGTCGCAGGCGAGGGGCTGCTGATTGAAGGCGCAGGCGCGACCAACTGGACGAACGTAACGACCAAGTACAACAAGGATTCGGACAGCCTCACGAACGCCGGTTCCTTAACTCAGGGCGCGTCCCTTCCCTACGCCGCTTGTGTCGATGAGTTTGCCTACACCGATACGATAAGCATTGGCGCGGGCGGGTTCTCGAAGATGTTCCGTCTCGGGACGTGGCTTCGGATTTTAGACAATGCCGACGTGTCAACCGTTCTGTCCGCGTCCGCAACCGTCACGGCGGTTGTGTTTGATTTCAGGGTGACTGACGCGGACCTCGGAATAAGCGGCACGGGCGGACCCGGCGTCAACAGCTACCAGTTCCAGGCCCAGCAACGGAACAGCGGAGGCGCGTTCGGCACTGTTGTCACAAGCACGTCGTTCTTTGATTTCGGGTCAATCGTTCCGCTCTATTTCTACCGCCCGTCAACCAACTTCGTCAACCTCGCGGCCACGCTGCCAACCACTGCACAACTACGCGACTCGACCTACGCACTCAACGCCCGGCTCGGCTTCACCGGAGACGTGTTTGATAACTCGCCCGCGATGGGCTTCAACGGCGTGCGAATGAGCGTGACGTATACCGAGCCGAGCGGGTTTACCCGCATCCGTCCCGTCCGTAGCCGAAACAATCTGGTCCGCTAATGCCGTCCGCAACCTTCTACGCAACGAACGTGACGGCCTCTGCCTCCGCGTTCGGCGGCGACGTTGGCGTAGGTGCCACGACGTGGAACGGCACCGAGGGTAACGCGGCGGGTCCGGTGGACACGACGTACGCGACTCCGGCAGCGGCCAGCACCGAAACCCCCTGGCTCATCAACAACCTTGTCTTTGGCAGTTGGATCAACGAAGCGGACGGGTCTAGCACGATCACTCAGACGATCCCCTCTACGGCGGTCCTGACAGCCCTCAGCGTCGGCATCTGGGCGTACACCGACGTTGCGGGCATCCTCGCCTACGGGCGCGTGAACTCGGCTGTAACGAACGCCAGCGCGGGCACACGCGAAGGCGGGTTCAGCCTGTCAACGTCTCCACTGTCTCTGTTGTCAATGAACAGCAGCGGCAACGTCATCTTTGGTAACCGGGCATCGACGCCCATCGTTACCGCCGACCTTCTCGGGTCCAACTTTCGCATCGTCATGGGCCTGCTGCAATCGGCAGGCACACGCAAGCCGTTCATCGACGCCATGTACATCACCGCGACATGGGGCGCGGATGGTTTCCGATCACGCGCAGGCAGGCCAATAGGCATTGCCCGCGCCAGTAGGTGAGAACAACAACATGCCAGCAACCACCAACGGTGGCGCGAACTTCGCCGCCGGTGCCGTCGTTTACCCCGCCAGTGTCAAGGGTATTTGGACGACGTGCCACAACAGCCTGATCGCCACGGCCTCGACCGCCGCGAACCTTGCCGCCCCGTACAACGCGGCGGACACGAACGCGGTGTGGGTCAAGGTGCCCGACAACTGCACGCGGGCGATCGTTCGCGGCAAGTGTGCGGTCGCTATCTCGGCTGTCACGACATCGCCGGTTGTGTACTGCTACGCGGTCTACACCAACTCCGAGATTGCGAACGGTGCCGCAGTGCCCAGCGATGCGACTTTCCTGCGGGCGGACGCCACGACCCTCGCGGGCACGGGTACGACGCTGACGTTCGCGGCGGCGTCTGGCAACACCCAGCTCAAGGACGGAACCTTCCTGTACACCAACCCGTCCAGCTCGTTTGACGTGAGCGGGGCGGCGTACTTCTTGCTCCTCGTGCAAACGGCTGGCGCTGGCCTGACCAACGGCGGCACGCCCACTGCCGAAGTGATGTTCCTGAACTAGCCATGTCCACAATCAACGGCGGCCTCGGCCAGATGGGAACCCTTTCCCGCGCCGAACGCCTTCTCAAATCTGACAAGGTGCTGGCGGACCACTTCGGCCAGACAATCGAGTACGTTCGCGGGGTGCGGGATAACCCGCTGTCGAGCGATAAGGAACGCCTGAAGGCATCCGAAATCCTCATCGGCGTTATGGCACGCGGCGACAAGCTGGCGTCTGACATGGCAGCCGAGGAACGCATCGACGGCGGCAAGGCCACGACGAAGGGCGAGTTGATTATCAACGTCCGATTCGACGACGCGGGCTAATGGAACACGAGCGCGTCACCGTCAACCTTCCCAAGTTGACGCCGCACCAGCACACGATCTTCTTTGACGCATCCCGCATCGTTGTCTGTGACGGGTCCACCAAGAGCGGTAAGACGGTATCGGCTCTGACATGGCAGGCGGCACAGTGCTTCGGGACCGGCGCCGGTAAAGCCCATCTCTGGGTGGCATCCGTCTACCCGCAGGCCAAGATCGCATTCGACCGCATGTGCCGGTGGATGAGCAAGGCGGACCCGACGAAACGAATCTGGACCGACAATAAGTCGGAACTGTGCATCGCGTTTCACAACGGCTCGCGGTGGTTCTTCAAGGGCAGCGATAACCCAGACAGCATCTACGGTGCCGACTACTACAGCGTCGTTGTGGACGAGGCCAGCCGTTGCAAGGAAGAAGCCTGGCACGCGGTGCGGTCCACCACGACGGCGACGAAGGGACCAATCAGGATCATCGGCAACGTCAAGGGGCGTGCGAACTGGGCGTACAAACTCGGCATGATGGCGAAGCAGGGCACGCCCGGTATCGCCTACTACGTCCGCACCGCAATGGACGCCATCGCAGACGGGGTGACAAATCCCGAGGAAGTCGAGGACGCCAAGCGGGTACTGCCCGAACACGTCTTCAAGGAACTCTACCTGTGCGAGCCAAGCGAGGACGGGGCCAACCCCTTTGGCTTGTCGCACATCCGCGCGTGCATCCGCACGATGTCGTCAAAGCCGCCGGTCTGCTTCGGTGCCGACTTAGGAAACGCTCAGGACTACACCGTCATCGTGGGGTTGGATGAGGACGGGGCGACGTGTTTCTTTGAGCGGTGGCACAAGCTGGGTTGGGAACTGACGACGGAGAAGCTGGCGAAGATCATCGGCGAACTGCCCGCGATGGTGGACGAGGCTGGCGTGGGTTCGCCGGTTGTCGATCGTCTGCGGCGTGTGTGCCCGAATGTCGAAGGGTTCCAGACCGGCGCGAAGAAACAAATGCTGTTGGAAGGGCTGTGCATGTCCATCCAGCAACGGACGATCGCATACCCCCCGAACAGCCCCGAGTGTCAGATACAAAGCGAACTGGAAGCGTACGAGTACGAGGTAGGGCGAACGGGCCGCGTGTCGTATTCGGCACCTGCTGGCCTGCACGACGACTGCGTAATAGCCCTTGCCCTTGCTGCCCTGCGGCATGACCGCGTGAAGGTGGCGGGCCAGATCAAAGTTGAATGGGTGGGACTCGGCAAGGAAGACCGGGACATCTGGGATTCCATGTCGGCGGGCGAGTGGGAAGAAAGGCTAGCGTGATGTGGGAGGTAAGGCACGGAGACTGCCTCGATGTTCTACGCGCGATGCCGGACGCAAGCGTTGACGCGGTTGTGACAGACCCGCCCTACGGCCTGTCGTTCATGGGCAAGAAGTGGGATTACGACGTGCCGGGTACGGACGTGTGGGCGGAATGTCTGCGGGTACTGAAACCGGGCGGGCACCTGCTCGCGTTCGCAGGCACGCGGACGCAGCACCGGATGTGCGTGCGGATCGAGGACGCGGGGTTTGAGATTCGGGACATGATTGCGTGGGTATACGGATCGGGGTTTCCGAAGTCGCACGACGTGAGCAAGGCGATTGATAAGACGGCGGGGGCGGAGCGGGAAGTGGTTGGTTTCAAGAAGGCCGGAATGGGCACCGGAAAGACATTCGGCATGCTTCAGTCGGAAGGCCAGAACCACAGGGCTTCGGCCACGATCCCGGCCACGATCCCGGCCACGATCCCGGCCCGCCAGTGGTCCGGCTGGGGCACCGCCCTCAAGCCCGCAATGGAGCCGATCACCGTCGCCCGCAAACCCCTCACCGGCACCGTTGCCGAGAACGTGCAGGAGTGGGGGACGGGGGCATTGAATATCGACGGCACGCGAATCGGCACGCGAACGGCATCGACCGGCGAGGTTGTTTCTCAGAATGTGGCAATGTCCGGTGCGAACTACGGGCGCATTCCTGTCGGCACAACCATCGGAAGATGGCCCGCGAACCTAATCCACGACGGCAGCGATGAAGTGGTGGCGGGGTTTCCGCAGACGACGAGCGGCGTTGGCGGACATCCGCAAAGCAACAACAGGACCGGCCATGCTGGGCTTGTTGGGTTGAATGGTTCTGGAACCAAAATAGGTCACGGCGACTCCGGCTCCGCATCCCGCTTCTTCTACTGCGCGAAGGCGAGCAAGGCGGACCGCGAGGACGGCGTGGCGGGCGTGGCGGGCGTGGCGGGCGTGGGAGCATTGCGAGACGGCGGGCGCGAAAGCAAGCCACGAAAGAACCACCACCCCACCGTCAAGCCCACCGCCCTCATGCAGTACCTCTGCCGCCTAGTCACCCCACCGGGCGGCACCGTGCTTGATCCGTTCACCGGCTCCGGCAGCACCGGAAAGGCCGCGATACTCGAAGGCTTCAACTTCATCGGCATCGAACGCGAGGCCGAGTACGTGAAGATTGCACGGGCGCGAATCTTGCACGCCGAATCCAAGCACTCCGAAACATTGGTATCCCATGCCATCTAAGGCACGCGCGAAGCCGCGCACGATCAAACCCACCGAGGCGTCTGTCGAGTATTCGCTGGCGTACACGCGCCCGCAGGATACGAGCGGCGCACGGTTCACCGTCGCGGGGCGTGCGGACCTTCTGCTGCCACGCATCAACCAGTGGCTAGAGATTGCCGCGCACGACAACGCGCAGACGTGCGCGGGCGTGCCGTTGCGTCTGTACCGCTCTGCGAAGGCGTCCGGGCGTGGCAAGCAGTGGGGCGGCGTCAAGGTTGACAAGGCGCGCACGGCGTACCTGAAGGGCGATACGGGCGAGTACCCGAGCCTGAAGGCGGTCGCGTGGGCTACGCAGGGTGAAGACATCGAAGAGGTCGTTAACGGCGACCTTCTCGCGTTCCTCCGCAGGCCCAACCCGTGGATGAGCGGGCGCGACTGGACCTATCTGCGATTCAAGAGCAAGGAAACCGTTGGTAACTCGTTCGCGTGGGTTGCTACCGACGGGCCGGAGCTTGAGGCGTACTTCTTGCCACCGCAGGGCGTGCGAATCGTCGCGTCGATGGATGAGCCCGTCTCGGCCTACCGCTACTCGCGGATGGGTGACAGGTATTTGGACATCGCCCCCGAGCAGGTGCAGCATGGCAAGTTCCGGCCCTCGATGCTCGACTGGCGCATCGGCGAGTCGTGGACGCATGGGCTAATCCAGGCTGCCGACGTGTTGCAGGCTGCCGTAGACGCTCAGCTCGCACACTGGCGCAACGGTGCCCGCCCCGATTGGCTGCTCACGCTTCCGCAGGGGGCATCGGTCGAGACTCAGAAGTCCATCAAGGCCCAGATTCAGAACGAGCATCGAGGCCCGCAGAAGCGCGGCGGGTTCATGGTTGCCCCCGAAGGCACCAACGTACACACGCTCGGCTACGCCCCGAAGGATCGCGGGTACGAGGCCGAGATGGACTACTACCGCCGCATGATCGACGTTGCGGCGGGGCGGCCCGAGTCGCGTTCCAAGATGAACGACGCGAACAGGGCGTCGGCACAGGCAGGCGAGACGCAGTACGCGCGGCAAACGATCCTGCCCCGTCTCAGCAACGACGCGGAAGAGTTGACCGAGTTCCTTCTGCCGTTGTTCGGCCTGACCCCCGGCGAGTATTGGCTTGCCTACGACAACCCGGTAGCCGAAGACACGCAGGCCCGCACCGATCGCGTGCAGAAATTGACCAGCTACGGCGTTATGACCATCAACGAGGCCCGCGCCCTTGAGGGTCTGGACCCGGTAGACGCTGCGATCGGAGACGTGCTGCGGTATAACGGCCAGCCGTTGGCGGTCGAGACGGAAGAAGAAGAGGCCGACGACGCGGAAACGGAACCGGGCGAGAACGAGGCGGGCGAAGAAGCCGAGCAGGAAGACGGCATCGACCCGACCGAGGAAGCGACCAAGCGGGCAACAAAGGCCATCCACGACCTGACGCATAAGGCCGGTTGCGGGTGCTGCACGATCAAGGAATACGACGGCGAAGCGATCGACCCCGCGTTCGGTGAGATTGCCGAGGACTTTGAGGACGCCGTAGCCGCGTGGATCATCGCCAACTCTGAGAACGCAAGCATCGGCATTGACGGCACCGTGAACGTGGACGAGTCTGGGCTGGGTGACACGCTTTCTGCGTACATCCTTGCAGCCGTGGGCGTGTCCTTGTTCGGCGTGCTGTTCGGGAAAGTGAACTACGCCAAGCGTGACGCGGACGCGGCTGCGGCTGAGATTGATAAAGCGGTCGCACGCTACCGATCCTCGCCGATGAACGAGGCCGACAAGGAAGCTATGCGGCGTTCGGTCGCGGCGAGCATCAAGCAGCATTGCGAACAGGGCAACGTCGGCAACGTGATTGCGAAGCTGGACGGGGACGCGAAGGAAGTCGCACGCGGCGTTGCTGCGGACGTGTACCAGTGGGCGGAAACGGACGGCACAGGTAGTGCGGCCCCGGTGATTCAGGCTTCTTACGGCAAGCTCTTGAGCCTCGCCGCGTTGGGTGCGCTGATCGCGGAACAGGCCCGCCGTGCGCGTGGCTTGGGCGGTGCGGCCAACCGTTACGCCCGGCGTGTCGCGTCTGGCATGGCGAACACGCAGCGCACGCTTATCACCAGCGCCGTCGTAGCGGCCCAGGCTGGCGGCGTGCCGTTGGATGCGGCTCTCATGTCCGCCCGTTCGTCTGCGGCTGAGTCGGCTTCCTATCGCTCCGTAGCCGTTGCCCGCACTGAGATTGCCGCCACCGACAACTACACCAATATCTGGGCGTACTCCGCTGGCGGTCGCGTCGAAGGCGTGGAATGGGTTCTGTCTGCGGTCCCGTGCCAAGCGTGCATTCTGCTCGCCATCGACACGGCACAGGCCAATGGGTCAATGGACCCCGTAGCCGCTGCCGGATTCCGCCAACAGGCCGAGGCGATCGGACCCGGTTACAACGACAACACCAAGCCGCAGTTGGCCGCGCTGGGTGCGTCCATCATGGCATCTGGTGCCAACTTCACCGTGCCGCTGGGCCGGGCGTTCGGTCAACCGGGCCAAGCGTTCGGGAACATCGACGTAGACGACGACGCGGCGGCACGCCATATGGCATGGCTGCAAGCCGCTGGACAGGCTGACGGGCGACAGGCTGGCACGTTCGAGTACGGCATCCACGCCCCGCCGCTGCACCCCAATTGCAACTGCTCTATCCGGCCCGTCTTCCGAGCCTAACTCATGTCATTCGAGATACAGACGATCAAATCCCGCATCGCGGCGATCAAGTCGCGGCATGGGCTGGCCGAGGATGCGCCCGTTGGCATCTTCGCCACGTTCGATACGAAGGCCGCACTCGACACCGAGAACGGCAACAACGATGTGCTGGCGATCGCGACGACCGACAACGTAGACCTTGACGATGAGGTTGTGTTGCCGAGCGGGTGCGACTGGTCGTATCTCAACGCGAACCGCAAGCTGTTCGTAGACCATCAGTACGACATCTCGCACTGCGTCGGTGCCCTTCGCTCGATGGCCCCGTACCCGTCGAAGGGTGCGATGAAGGGCTGGTCGATTCGGGCGCGTCTCTACGACGGCATGCCCTACCCCGCTGCCGAGGCTGTCCAAAAGATCATCGCACAGGACGGAATCGGTATCAGCATCGGGTTCCTGGCACTGGACTACGGCGCACCGACCGCAGATGAGCGGATCAAGTACCCCGGCGCGTCGTCAATCGTCCGCAAGTCGAAGCTCTTGGAAGCATCGTTTACCTGCCTGCCCTGTAACGTCTCGTGTCAGACGCAGCGTGTGAGCATCGACGACAGCAAGGCTGCGAACATCGCCGCCCACGTTGACGCGAAGGCACGCGACATCCTCAGCATCAAGCTCCCCCGCCTGTCAATCAAACTCCCGCCCGTGTCCTAACCGGCCCGCGCGGTCTTTCCCCTTCCCACGTTCACGACGGCCAACGCCTGACCACTACGGCGCGTGTCTACTGCGCGCCCGCGTGTCGATCGCGTGATGCCCGGCTGAGCAACGGACTTCCCACGTTCCAACCGGAGACACATACCCATGAATCGCAAGCAACTGCTCGCAGCCTTGACCGCTGCGGGCTACACCGGCAAGGCTGACCTCGCCGACATCAAGCAGTATCTCGCCAACGAAGGCCGAGATTCCGACAGCATCACCATCAACGACGAGACGTACAAGATTGACGACGTGTTCGCTAAGGCTGCTCCCCTGAGCGCCAAGGTGGACGCCGAAGCCGATGAGCCTGTCATCGTCAAGCCCACCAAGAAGGCGTCCACCGGCTACGCCAACACCGTTGGCAAGGTCGAGAGCAAGGGCGTGATTGGCGCTCCTGCGATCCGTTCGGATCGTGAACGCGCTGTCAAGGCGTACACCGCCCGCGCCCGCAACCAGTCGGCTGATACGCCCATCGAGAAGCGCGCTATTTGGGAGGACGGCGAAACCGCCGAAGCCTTCACCGCGTTCTTCCGTCTGGCGACCTGCCCGAACAGCGTCGGCTACTCGCAGAAGGCGACCGACCTGGAAATCATCGGCAAGGCCAATGTTGAGTTCGACAACACCCTCGGCGGCGCGACCGTTCCGCAGCAGTTCTCGAACCAGCTCATCTGGTTGACTGAGCAGTACGGCGTTGCCCTCAAGGTCGCTTCGGTCGAGCGCATGACCAGCGACGTTGGCAACTTCCCGCGTCAGACCGTTATTCAGCCCATGACCCCCTCGGCGGAAGGTGCGGCCAAGTCCACGGCCGACGACACCTTCGACAGCGTGACCCTCACCTGCCGCGAGGCCTCGCTTATCAAGCAGGCTTCGTATCAGTGGTACGAGGATTCGGCTGTCAACGTCGGCGATACGTTCGCCCGCAACTTCGCCGAGTCTGCCGCCCGCCGCATCGACCTGGATTACTTCCTCGGCGACGGCACCAGCGCCTACAACAACTTCATTGGCCTCAAGACGAAGCTGGGCACGTCGGGCAACAAGTACGTGCAGGCCACCGGCGGCGCGTGGTCGAGCTGGACCTCCGCAGACTTCAACAAGGCTCTTGGCCGGTTGGAGTACGTCAATTCGGCCCGCCTCCGCATGATCGGTTCGCGTCAGAACTTCTACGCGGCTCCCAATCGCCTCCAGACCAACACGAATCAGTTCTCGCAGTTGGTCGGACCCGGCGTTGAAGGCGCTGACAAGTCGTTCCTTTCGCTCCCGTACCACTTTGCGCAGGTTCTTTGGGAAAGCCAGACGGCTCCCGAAACCACCGGCGCAACCCCTGGCGTGTTCATCGGCGACTTTGCTGGCGGCAGCAAGATCGGCCTCCGCGATGAACTGAAGATCATGTACAGCGAGCATTACGGCTTTGCCAACGGCCTTCTGGCGTGGCGCGGCACGATGCGGTACGCGATCAACATCCACCTTGACGGTCGCGCTGCGACCTACGGCCCGATCCTCGCCCTCGGTAACTAAACCACAAACCACCGGCCAAGCCGGAGGAGTCTCATACATGCTTTTCGGACAGAACGAGAACATCCAAGTCCTTCGCCTTGCGACGAGCGCCGCGACCAACGCGACCGCTTCGTCCGCTGCGATGGACATGAACGGCTACAAGGCGGGCAAGATTTACGTTCTTGCTGCCGCCGCGTCTGCCACCAACGCCAGCGCTAAGTTCGATTCGTTGACTCTGGAATACTCCAGCGCATCGAACGCGGGCTGGGTGACCCAGTTCCAGGGCACCACCAACACCTCGACCACGAACACCTCGCAGTTCGTGATTGCGGGCAACAACAACACGAGCTTGAACTACATCGCGGAGTTCAACTTCGTGCCCCGTGATCGCTACTACCGCGTCGTTGTGCAGGGTCCGACTGGTTACAACACGACCAGCGTTATCGGCTTTGGCTTCCGCGCTGACGAAATCCCGTCCACGGCTGCCGAGGCTGGCGTCGTCACTCGCGTGACCGCTGCCGGATAACAACTCACCGGAGCGGGGGTGAATCCCCGCTTCGGATTTCTCGCAAAGGAGGAATCGTGGATTATCGCACAAAGGTTGCGCCGGAGTTTCGTTGGCTTATCGCACACGAGGATGGGTGGCAGTTCGGCGAGCGTGGCGTTCTGGCCCGCGTCGTCTCTGCCCTGCACGACCAGCCGAAAACGTGTGTGGAGTTCGGGGCTGGTGATGGGCTGCGTCTGCCGGTCCTGACTGGACCCCTGATTGACGCCGGGTGGAAGGCTCGGCTGATTGAGGAAGACACGGAGGCTGCGAAGGCGCTGGCGAACCGCTACCCGTCTGCGGAAGTGGTTGCGCAGCGTGTCACGCCCGAGACGATCGACGTAGTAGACAAGGCGTTTGCCGAACCGCCCACGCTTGTGGTGATTGACGTTGACGCGAATGACCTTGACTTGGCGCTGGCGATCAAGACGAAGCCCGCCGCGCTCCTGATTGAACATTGGGACGAGGGCGACGACAACAACCCGCGTACGGCGGCTCGACCCGTCCGCGTTGGCGAGAGGACCGACCGCGAGTTCACGAAGCAGGCAAACAGCGTTGCCGTAGCCGAGAGCATGGCGGCGGCTGGCTACGTTCCGGTCTGGGTTGGGCGGGTCAACGGCCTGTATGTCCGCAGCGACCTTGCTGGCCGATTGGAGCGCAAGCGAACGCCCGCAGGCAAAGACCCGATCCGGCTGAACATCGGATCATACGACATCACGATCGACGGCTTCACGAACATCGACCGCAACAACGGAACGGAGGCGTACCCGCTCGACTACGACGATGCCAGCGTTGATGAGATTCGGGCCTCGCACATCCTCGAACACTTCTCGCACACGCAGACGCAGGACGTTCTCAACGAGTGGGTGCGGGTGCTGAAGCCCGGTGGACGCATCCGGATTGCCGTGCCCGACTTCGGCAAGTTGGTGGAGGTCTACGACGGCAAGCGGGTGTCCGAGTTCGGCGTGCAGAACGTGACCTTTGGCGGGCAGACCGACGCGAACGACTACCACAAGTCGATGTTCGATTACGGCGGCTTGTTCGTGATGATGCAACGGGCGGGGCTGGTTGGCATCGACCGATGGAAGGCAGACGTACCGAACGAGTGTGCATCCCTGTCGGTGTCGCTGAATCTTGAGGGCTACAAGCCGTCTCTGAACCTTCAGGAAATGTCACGGAAGACGCGGGCGGTCATGAGCGTGCCCCGCATTCTGTTCACCGACACGGCCCGATGCTGTGAAGAGGTCTTCCGCAGACACCAAATCCCGTGGGACATGGAAACGGGCGCGTTCTGGGGGCAGTGCCTTGAGCGTGCGATGGACCGCATCGCCAACCGCAACGACGGGACAGAGTTCATCCTTGCGGTGGACTATGACACGATCTTTGATTCCAACGTCCTCGGGCGGCTGTTCATGCTCATGGATGCCAACCCCGACGTAGACGCGATTGCTCCGCTCCAGGTTGGTCGCGGGCGTGACTTCATGCTGGTCGCGTCTGACAAAGCGGCTGGCCCGATGGAGTTGATCGGCCCGTTGTTCGATGCGACGATGGCGCACTTTGGATGCACGCTCATCCGCGTGTCGGCCCTGAAGAAGATGCCGCATCCGTGGTTCTGGGCACAGCCGAACGCTGAGAACAAGTGGGGCGAGGGCCGCACCGACGACGACATCTATTTCTGGAAGAAGTTCCGCGAGGTTGGCAATCGTCTGTGCGTTGCAACCCGCGTGAGCGTCGGGCACATCCAAAGCGTGATTAGCTGGCCGACAGAGAACATGCGGGTGCATCACCAGTACATGGACAACTACAACAACTACGGGCCACCGGACGAGCGGCGGCAGTAGGCGCGGACCTAGTAACCACACGAATCATCGCTCCGCGCCTCCTTTCCTCGGCGCGTTGGGGGAAACCCCTTCGCGCCGGGTTATGAAACAGAACGCAAAAAACAAGAAGGTCAAACCGGACAAGATCAAGAACAAGGGCACGCCCCGCGTCCTGATTGCGACCGCAGGCACCACGAAAGCCGCGTAACCAATGGCACTTATAACGAGCAGCGAGTACAAGGTTTATAGCGGTATCAGCGATACCTCATTCGATGCGTTCCTCGCCGTCGCTGTTCCGGCGGTGCAGGAAACCATTGAATCGCTGTGTGGCCGATCCGCAGGCGGTTTCGAGTCCGCATCGTGGACCGAAACCTTTAGCGGTGCCGAGACGCCGTGCAAGTATCTACGCAATTGGCCGGTCACGGCTATTGCGTCGGTGTCGTTCGTTGACGCGGACGGCACGTCATCGACGCTGGATTCGTCGCGGTACGCGATCGACCCCAGCGGGCGTGCGGTCTGTATGACCGGCTCGATGATGGGCCGGGCGCTCATGGCAACGGACGGCAGCTTTGAGGGGTACTTCGCCCCCAACCAGACCGGCGTGCGTCCGCAGTTCCTTGAGGGCATGAAGAACTACACGGTGACGTACACGGGCGGGTACTCGACCGTTCCGTCCCGGCTCAAGTGGGTCTGCTACCGGATGCTTGATCAGATGATCGCAGACCGTCGCGTGCCCGGTGACCTGAAGTCTGAGAGCATCGGCGACTATTCGTACACGAAAGAGGCTGCGGCGGGCCTTATCTCGCAGGAAGTGCGGGACCGCCTGCAAGAGTGGATTGTGAGTGTGGCATGATCCGATTCCCCTGGCACCTCGCCAACGGCACGTGCGCGATTCAGGGCGGCACGGGCGGTACGGCGGTCAACGGCATGCCCGCGTACACGTTCGCCACGAAGACGGGCCTATCGGCGGTGCCGTGTCGGTATCAGCCGGCCGGCTACTCGGATTCGCTACGGCTCGGGCGTGAAATGGGCGAAATCACAGACACGTTTCTCCTGCCTCCCACGGTTGGCAGCACGGCGGTTGTCGTCAACGCACAGGACAAGATCGTTTTTAACGGCAACACGTACCGAGTCATCGGCTCGGGTGCGGTGTCGGCAGGTGACGGCGGCATGATTCGCGTTCTCTGTTCGCGGAACACGTAATGGCTATCACCGTCCGCATCGTGGACAACTCGAATGCGTTCATGCAGCGGACGATGGCGCAGGTCGGGATGGGTGTCGAAGCGGCGGCTGAGGCTCTTGCAGCCGCGATGAAGAACACGCTGTCAAGCCGTGGCGGTGCTGGAGGCGGTCTTGGCTCGGGTGCTGGCGGTGCGATGCCGAGCAATCCCGGAAGCCCCCCGGCGTATCAGCGTGGCGGATTGCATCGGTCCATTCGGTCTACGAAAGCCCAGATTATCGGCAATCGCGCCTCGGCCTACGCGGGAACGTCGCTGCGGTACGGTGCCAGCCTCGAACATGGCTTTACCGCAACCGCAAAGGGCGGTGCGTTGCTTGTCCCGTTGCAGCCCGAGGCACACCGACTGCTTGAGCGAAACATGGTGCGGAACAACCCGCAGCTGTTCATGGTCCGGCGTCCCGGCAAGCCTCCGCTGCTCGCCCGTCGCGGCCCGCGTGGGTCCATCGTGCCCCTGTTCGTGCTAAAGAAGTCCGTAACCGTCAAGCCCCGCCCCTGGCTCCGTCCATCCCTTGACCGCGCACGCCCCGCAATGGCGGCGGCGTTTATCCGGGCGGCGTCCGTTGGAAGGAACGCGGCATGATCCCAGAACTTGAAACGTACATCTACGACACGCTGCAAGCGCAGACGAGCCTTACCGCGTTGGTGAGTACCCGCATCACCAACATCTACGGCAGTCGGTCCACGCTGGTTTGCCCATACATCGTCTACCAGATCACCGAGGATCAAGAGTCGGACACGATGCGCGGCGACGGCGTGACGGCCACCATCGAGTTCCACATCTACGACCTCGCCGAAGGCAACACGAACAACGTGTCACGCCAAATCATCGACCAGATTCGCGGCGATGCGGCGACACAATCGAACAAGGTACCGACGTACGGGCTGCACCGTCGCATCCCCGGCGAGATGCCTAGCGGCTGGGAAATCTCACAGATCATGCGTGTGGGTGGCACGACCGCGCACGAGCGCGATTTTCTCCACTACATCGAAACGTACCGCGTCACGGGTTCGCTCGGAACCTGAGGAGTCAACATGGGCAGGCAAGTCACAGGTCTTGAAGGCACGATCACCTCTTGGGGTTCGGGCGCGTCCGACTGGCACAATCACCTGATTGCCACGGGCACCGCACCAACCAACGTGACGGTGAACGTCGAAGGGCCGGAGATGGACACCACGTCCATCGGCGGGCCTTCGTCGAATCGCACGTACCGCAACATGCTGGCATCGTGGACCGTCACGGGCGAAAGCCTCTGGCCGCGTGCGAATGCGTACGTGGGCGCTCAGGGGCTTGTCACGTACGCCAGCGGGTACACGCAGCACGTCCGGGGCTGGTCGCTGAACATGGCGTGGGACGCTCTGGACGTGACCGAGTTCAACGCCTCGGGCATCCTCTGGCGTTCCTTCCGCCCGTCGTTCCGTGGTAAGTTCACGGGTTCCTTCCGGGGGCTGGTGGACGATGCTGCGGCCCTCACGCTGGTTACGCCGTGGACGAACACGAGCGCGAAGGCGATGACGCTGAAGCTGTCAGAGGACACGCCGAACACCGACAACTCGTTCACGATCGCCGACGCGATCATCACCCGTGCGGGCATCGGTATGCCGATTCAGGCGGGCGGGTTGGACACGCTCGATTACAACTTCACGGTGTCGGGTGCGATGAACTGTCTCTCATCCAGCGGCGACGGGTCCAGCACCTACGGCATCAACGTGCTACCCGGCAGCACAACCGGCGTGGCCGTGACCATGCCGACGTACGACAACGGCACCAACGGCGTACCCAATAAGACCATGCTCATCAAGCTCGCCGATGGTTCGTCGGACGTGTCTCTGAGCGGTACCGCGTTCCTTACCAGCGTCAACATCACGTGCGACGTAGACCAGCCGATCCGCGTCTCGTGGACCGCGCAAGGCACGGGCGTGCTGACTCCGGCGTATGCCTAAGCAGCAAGCGCCTTGATAAGCATGCTCAGGCCAACCAATCCGCCGATGATGACGACAACGCCAAGAACCGAAACGCCAAGCACGCGGAACGCGGACATGCTCGCCGATGGCGTTTCAACTACGACCGGCACAAGGTCCGACCGGCAGTAGCGACACACTGAAGCGTTGGCCTTGACGTTCTCGGCGCACTTTGGGCACTTGCGCGTTGGCGTTGGCGGCTGCACGAAGAACAGCAACGGCGACAGGATGCCAAGCAACCCGCCAGCGATCAACGCGATAGGCATTGACAACCCGCGTTTCTCAGCGGCCATAGCCCCCACAAGGCATCCGACAGCGATCCAGACAAGTCCAAACATGATCGGCACCTCCGGATAAGTATACCGTGAGTCAGATACCAAGCGCAAACACATTCGCTCAGGCTCAGGTCGAAGTCACGGCCAACACCGAGCCTCTGAAACAGGGCATTGCCGAGGCCAAGCAAGAGCTTGGCTCGCTTGGCGAAGCCGGTACGTCTGCCGGAACGATGACGGCAACGGGGCTGGCGGCTGCGGCTGCGGCGGCGGTTGCCGTTGGGCAGGCCGCGTATCAGGCCGGTGTCGAGATTGGCAACCTGCTAGAGAAGCAGCTCAACAACGGCAAGGACTCTGACTTTTTCCTGTCGCAGAAGGAAGAGCTAGAGGGACTTCGCCGCAAGCTGAAAGAGTTCCGCGACCAGGCCAACGACAAATCGCTAATTGCCAATCTGGATGACGTGCTGTCTACCGGAAAGCCCGAGGGTTTCATGTATTCTGACCGCGCGGCAGCGGTCAAGGGATACAACGACACCGCCAACGAGATTGCGCGGATCGAGCAAAAGAACCGCGAACAGAAGGAAGCCGAAGAAAAGCAGAAAGAGCAAGAGAAGGCCGAACGAAAGAAAAAAGCCCTTGAACGGGAAATCGAGCAGACCCGCATTGGATCGCTTGAGGGTGAGGACCAGATTCGGGCACGTGCGGAGATGCGAAAGAAGCAGGCACGCGAGCAGTACGGCAACGACGCGGACGGATTGATTCGTGAGATTGAGAAATCGGCACAGTCTGAAATCAACAAGTTCATGACAACGCAGGCGGTCAAGAAGGGCATCGAAGACAAAAACCGCGAGGAACGGGAAAAGAAGGAAATGGAGTCTGCCAAGCGACTTGCCGAGGCAATGGCAGAGGCCGCAGCAAAGGCCATGTCCAGCGCACTTGCTGGCGTCTCGGCTGAGTTCCAGAACGTGTTCAATTCCCAACTCGGCCAAATGTCCTTCACCATCGAAGGACTAGCCGCCAACGTCGAGAAGATCGCTAACCAGCGCCGCGCTGCTGGCTGATACCTATGCCACTCACAGGCCGCGAAATCGTGACCAGCCGGTCTTACACCGGCAGTCTTCAAACCACGACCGCACAGCGGGTCTGGAAGACCGAAACGACCAGCCGCGCGGAAGCGTCAAACTGGTTGACCTCGCAGAGCGTGGCTTTGGGGGACGCACACCCCGACCTTACCGGCCTGTTCCTCGACTCGCTCACGTACTCGCCCGAGGCAGACGGCACGTACACGATCACGGGGAACTACTCGACATCCGGCCTGTTTGTTCTGGAACAGGTCAACAAGCAGAATCGAGACTCCGCCCCGTACGTGCGTGTGAACTTCTCGACGTACGACTACACGATCGACGTGCCGTACGCACTCCGCGTAACGCTCAACGTTCCTGGCAATCCTGCCAAGTTCATCTGGACGGCACAGAGCCAGAAGATTTCCAAGTCGGACGTGATTCTGTCGGTTGAAGTGCGCCCGAACAAGCTGACGCTTGGCGACGTTGCGGCCATCGCCAAAGAGACGCAGCGCGTACATCGGTTTGCAGCGGACGGCGGGGCGAACGACTGGCTTTTCATGGGTGGCAACATCCGAAACGCCAGCAACACGCAAGACCTCGTGACCTACACGTGGCAGCGTGACGCTGGAGATTTTGAGTGGGTGGCGAAGGACGCCCCGGTTCTTTCGACAAACCAGAACACCTACGACCCCATGAAATCGGGTGGCGCATCGACGGTCTGGTTCCCGTATGTCGCACGACAGCCGCACGCGCGATGGATCATGCGGCAGAATCAGATTGACCCGTCTTTGCAACCCCTGTTTACGACCATGTTCCCGTATTCGCTCAACGCGCTTGGGTACAAGAACCTTCCCGGACTTTCGGACATCATGGGCCTATGACGTTCGGCGAATCCGACATCCAGTTCGGCATGTACCACGCGATCATCGTGTCGGTACAGGGCACCAACCCCGGCGCGGCGTCCGGCATCTCGTACACCATCGACGTGAACTTCCCGGCAGGCAAGTTGCAACTCGTGGGCGTCAAGCCTGCTTGGAACCGACCGCCCGACACGATCGACACGCGGGCTGCTGCGGTTGGTACGGCGTGCCTCGTGTCCATCGTTGGCGACTTGGTGCAAGCGTTTATCCCCGAGTTCCCTGATACCCAGTCATGCTGAACAAGCAAGTAATCCCCATGTCCCCCGTCTCCATCGCGTACGCGGGGCGTGCATCGCCATCGAACGGCGGTTCATCCGTGTTCTCGCTCATGGGTGCGGAATACATGAGCGTTACCGCCGCGTCGATTGGCGGTACGGCGTGGGTGCATGGCACGTTGACGCTCAAAGTGTCGAATCACCGTGAGGGTCCGTTCATGGCCCTTCCGTCCACTATCACGATTACCAACTCCGCGCCCGTCTCCGCTGTGGTGGACGTGCGCGGTTACGCATTTGCCGTCCTCGATGTGACGACGGCTGAATCTGGCGTCGTTCTCGACATCGCTGCCTGCTTGTACGCGGCGGCCTGAATTACAAGGAATCTGATCTATGGCTATCGCCTATCTCAACGAGGGCGCGGTATCTCTTGCCGCAGTGAACTGGTCCGACGCTACGGGCCTCGTGTCGTCTGCCGAGTGCGTCATCGACAAGGGCGGTCAGGCCATTGTCAATAACCTCGACTTCTCGGCAATCGCCACGACCCGCGTTACGTACCTGCACATTCGCCGACCGTTTACCGGGAGCATTGGAAGCAGCAGCGTTGGCCCGTTGAAGGTAAACACGTCCAGCGCGACGTACTACGCGGCTGGTGGCGGTTCGCTGTACCTTCAGTCGGCAGGCCCGGCCAGCAACGCAACGGTTCTGTTTGAGATGCCCACCGGCACGGGTGGCGCGGCGTACCTGCAAGGCGGCACGTTCACCGAGGCCCGCGTCTACGGCGGTCAGTGCTACGTCAACGCCTCGACGGTCGTTACCACGCTCTACGCCATGTCGTCTTCGGTCACGGTGGACTACAACGCGACGGCGATTACCACGCTGTACGTCTTCCCCGGTGCAACGGTGTACCTGAAGCGGTCGGTTACCAACGTCGTTGTCATCGGTGGAACGCTCATCATCGACGGCGACGGGATCAGCATTACCACGCTCCGTCAGTCGGGCGGCGTGGTTGACCATCGCTCCGGCGACATCCCGACCTTCACGCAGGAAGGCGGTCAGTACATCAACCAGAGCCTTCGCCGCGACTCGACCATCGCGGGCACGGCGGCCACGATCTTCCCCGGCGGCGCGGGTGCCCTCATGCGTGCCCCTGGTGCCACGGTCACTTGGACGACCGCAAACATCACCTACGTCGGTACGAACGCTGGTCCGTCCACGATGTACGGCACACCCCCGATCGTCTAACCCGTGCCAAAGCTCAAGCTGTCAGGGAGGAAGCTGTGTACCACGGGCCGCAAGTTGGCGGTTTGTGGGTGTGGTCTAACGCCGTGCTGCGAGAACGGCGGGCATTGCCGTTTCGTCAACACGACCAACACGCGCCGCGTCAAGGCGTGGTACTCGTTCTCGTACAGCACGGTTTTGCTCGACCAGTCCGATGCCGACAAGTTTCCGGTATCTGGAACATGCGAGGGCAGTGGCGAGTTTTTGTCGAACGACACCACGTCCGACACAACCGGCGTGTTGCGTCCGTGCAGGGCGGCGGTTGGCACGACAGACATTACAAACAAGATTTGCACCCCACCGGCAGGCACAACCAGCGACATTCGACTAAATTACATTCGAGGAACGTCAGGCTTTTTGGGCGCTGGAGCAAACGGCACGCAAGCAGCAACTCAGTTGCTGTCGTTCGCGTTTGCCGGAAGCTTTTTCCGAATCGGAAATTTCAACATTTCGGCTGGGCTTGGCCTGCAAATGAACTGGGGCTTCAACAACGGCACGCCGACGTACACGATTGTTGGCAACAACTGGCCCAACGGCACCGTGACGGTAACGCCGATCTTTGACGTGCTGTGCATTGTCGGGGCGCGGGTGGACTTCGACCTTTCCGCTCCCAACGGGCAGGACACCACGCGGACCATCAGCGGATACGCGGTCGTTGCCATCTGCGACAAGTTTGTTGGCTGCAACGGAACGGGCATCGCGTGCGGTGCAAGCCCGCCCGGATCGTCCGCCGCGTTGACTGCGGCCCTTGACGACGCCCTGTTTTCATAATGTGCGGTTGCCAGTCCAACATCGACCCCGCGACCCGCGCGGCACTGGCCCTGTACGGACTCCCGTACCGGGACGGCATCGTGACGTGGCTCGGCATCGACTGGTACGGCGTGCCCTACCCGCTCCGGCTGTGGGTTATCGCGTGGCGCGTGCTGGTCGTGACTAGTCGCGGCGAGACGATGGAGATTCCCGACCCGTCCGTGTTCTCTGGATGCGGCTGCATCAAGCGGCTAAAGGATTGGGTGAACCCGTGAACCTGTACGATTGTCTATTCGGCAAAGGACGCCCGTGGAAGCCCTGCGAGCCGTTCCCCGGCATGAAGCCGGTCCTCGTGGACGGGCAACGGTTCTACGCGGTCAAGCCCAACACGGGCGGGGCACGCGACCTGTCGCGGTTTGATCCTGCCGAGGCTGCCAAGTGGCCGAAGCTGTGCCCGCGTGCCCTCGTGGTTGCGGACATCGAGAGCCGACACGACGACGACGAACACCGCGAGTTGCATACGGACGTGCGGCTGTATCCGGGCCGTGCCGTTGACGCGGACCTTGAGTTTGTGAACCGCATTATCAACGCGGTTCGCTCCGGCATCACCGACCAATCTGTCGGCCTGTACGGGACACTCCCCACCGGATACAACGTCTTCAACGCCGTACTGTTGAAGGACTGGACCGAACTCAAACGGGCCTGTGCCGCGAACGACTACATCGCCGCCCAGATCGGCGAGAACCTAGACGCCCTGCACCCGTCGCTGTACGTCAACTCGAAAGACGAATCGGCATGGGTCCAGTTCGCCGCGTGGCAGGTGCAAGAGTGCCGCCGTATCGCGCGTGCGGTTCACATGGCGTACCCGATCATCCCGTTCATCTCGCCCGAGATTCACCCGAGCGCGGGCGGCGGGCTAATCCCGATGACGTTCTGGAAGAAGCAGATTCGCACGCTGATGGAACTCGGCTGCGACGGTGCTGTTCTCTGGTGCAGCCAGGATCACCCGGCAGATTCGATGGTCCCGTACGCATCGGCGGCGGTTGTCACGGTTGGCACGGAGAGAAGCGGCGACTAGGCAGCGGAAGGGGCGAGCCTTGCACCTATTAGAGCGGCGTACCAAACCCAGATTCTCCATCGTCCCGATCCCTGACGTTCACGCGCCATTCACCGACAAGGGGTGTTGGCGTGCTGGCCTTGACGTAGTGCGTGGTTTCCGCAAGGAGATCACGCACGTTGTCATTCTCGGGGACTTCGGGGACTTCGCGTGGGCGTCGGACCATCCGCGATCGGAGCCGTCAGACATCGACGGCGAATACCGCCAGATGGCCGAACACTCAAAGGAACTGCGGGACGCAGCGGGGGAGCGGGCCGGCCAGATCAAATGGTTCTGGATGCAGGGTAACCACGAGTATCGAATCGACCGCCGAAACGTCAAGTGCAAGATGCGGGACGGTCTGCTGCCGCCGTGGAAGTCAGAGTACAAAGACTCGTTCGCACACCTGAAAATCATCCGCTACTCGTTCTCGCGCGAGGGGATGCTGCGGATCGGGAACACGGTCTGTTACCACGGGTCCGCCGTAGGCGAGACTTCCGACCGCACGGAGGGCTTGCGGATGCGGCACCTCGTGGGCGACTCGCCGAACCTGCTGACGGTTCGCGGGCATACGCACACGGTCACGGTGCCGCAGCCCATCCGCATCGGCGCGGGCGTGCGGTCTACACAGTGGATGTTCAATCCCGGCCATTGGGGGCCAGCCGATCCGCCGTACGCCGAGAACGAAAACCGCACAACATGGGGGTCCGCCGTTTCAGTCATCCGTCAGTGGGGGTATGAACTGCCGAGGGTACAGTACGAAATCGTCCGCTAACCGTGGGGGTGCGCCTTGGACGACATCACCGCGCCGACTCTAGACGAGTTGGTCGCCATTGCATCGGAGACGCCGTTTGCCGAGTTGTTGTCTGTTGTCGGACTCGGGGAAAAACATGCAAGGGGTAGCCGATGAAAAAGGAAGACGCGAGCAAGATTCCCAAGTCTCACCACAAGCGGCTGAAGCAGGAAGCGATGATCCTGATTCGCTGCGGGTTCCAGCCGGAGGAACTGACTGTGCTGCATGTGGAGGGCGAGCAACGGCCGGAGGACGAATGGTCTGTCATGCCAATCAAAGTGCTGCTCAACTGGCCGTAAGCCCATGCGTGGTCGCGTTCCTTGACCGCTACCCGTGGGTGCGGATTGCCCTGCACGCGAGCGGGGAGCCGTACAAGTTAGTATCCAGAAACACTGACTGTTAGACTATACATACAAACTCCAAACACCACTAGACCGCACGCACCCCGCTCCGGCGGGGTTTTTTTATCGGCACGCCGCTACAACGTAAACTGTTACAGCTAAACCGCTTGCATATTTTCTGTGGTTTTCTTGCGTCTTTACTGTTGACGATGGTTGGGTGTGCCGATACATTCTGTGCATGGAAACCCGAATCAAGACGATCACGGTTCAAGCCACGGAAGAATCCCACGGCCTTATCAAGAACACGGCGCATCGGTACGGCATGAATCAGGCGGCGGTCCTTGCGGCAATGGCTCGCCTTTGGGAGCGTGCCACGGACAAGCAACGCGAAAAGGCGATGGGCAAGCCTTTGGTTGAAGTCGGATGATCTATCTGCGCGGCGCGTGCCCGGAATCACGCTGCCGCCTCCTCCTCCGGCAGCGACGACACCCGCTGCCGGGGTTTTAGAAGTCGCGGCCCGTGCAGTAACACGAGCCGCAAAGCCCAAATGGAGTGCGATTCCAATGGACAGCAATAGGTTAGGCGACGACAGGCTCATGCGTGCGATTCAGACCGGCGTGCCCGTGCCCGGAACGCCGGAGCAGGCGGCGGAACTGGTTGCGATGGAGATGCGTTTCGCGTCCCGCATGGCAGCCGACATCGTGCGTTGCCCCGAGTGCAACAAGCTCGGCCCACGCGATACCGAGTCGGTGTACGCCACGGACGGCGTGTGTGTGAAGTGTGGCCGCGAGCGTGAGGCTCGGGACCGCAACCGCGAATACATGAGCGACGGGCGCGAAGGCCGCGACTCGTTCGACCGCTACTGCGACGAAGGGGACGACGAATGAAGTACCAGTGCATCTACACCGGGCCTGGCAAGTGCGATGTTGTCGTCACCGCTACGGGAGCGGTTCACAAACTCGACTTTGGCGCGATGACGGGCGGGACGTACATCCTCGAAGCGATCCTCGAAGCCGCGTATGCGGCGGGGAAGTATGACGGGTTTCGGGAGTGCCGACTTATGGGTGCGTCGGGCGAGACGCGAGCGGAGGTGGAGCCATGACCCTCTACGCCCTCTCCGTCATCTGCGGCCTCTGCGCCGTGATGGCCCTCCCCATCGTCGCGGTACTGGTCAGCGACATGCTCGATTTGTACGGCGATCGCAACGACTGACACCACCCCAACTCATCCGCGTCTGGAAACGGGCGCGGGTGGGGTTACAGGAGACACCATGAACAAGAGCGAAAGCATCGGCGAACTGGCGGCGGCACTGTGCAAGGCGCAGACGAAGATGAAGTCTGCGATCAAGGACCGGGCCAACCCCTTCTTCAAGTCGTCATACGCAGACCTGTCTTCCGTGTGGGATGCGTGCAAGGGTGAACTCGCCGCCAATGGGCTTGCGATCAGCCAGCACCCGACCACGGACGCCAACGGCAACGTCGAGGTTGAAACCGTCCTCATCCATTCATCCGGCCAATGGATGTCGTCAACCCTGGCGATGAAGCCGGTCAAGAACGACCCGCAGGCGTTCGGTTCCGCGATCACCTACGCCCGCCGCTACGCCCTTGCTGCCGTGGTGGGAGTCGTCACGGACGACGACGACGGGAACCACGCCAGCGGACGCGGCGACAAGCCTGCCGCCGCCGAGGTTGCACGCAAGGCTGTGGCCGAGACGCCAAAGCAGATGACCGCGAAGGAAAAGCTGTTCAAGCTCATCGAGGGGCGCATCGGCGAGAAGATTTCCGCCGACAACTCGGACAAGTGGAAGCCGATCATCGCGGCTACTGGCGTGAAGGTCAGCGCGAAGATGACGGATGAAGAAGCCGGTTCCGTCCTGTTCATTCTCGAAACGGAGGCCGCGTGAAGGGACTCATTGAACAGGTTGAAGATGCCGCCGTGATTATCGAGTCCGGCATGGGTAACGACCACGACCTGATCCGCATGTACGACGCGATTGACACGCTCAACGCCCGCGTGCGGGAACTCAAGGCCAACGTCAGCAATGCGGCAATTGCGTACTTGGGCACGCGGGAGATTGTGAACGGCGACATCCGGTACTACGTCGGGCGCAAGACGACCAAGAAGGTTGTTGAACCCGTACTGGTTGGCCAACGGCTGTTGGAAAAGGGTGGGCCGGACGAGTTGTTTCGGTTCCAGACAAAGACGGCTTACAAGGCGTCGAGCGTCATGGAGGCGCACCCCGACATGCCCCGCGAGTGGTTCAAGATCGAGACGAAGGACGAGTTGGTAGTGAAGCGTGCCCGCGTGTTCGCGGGCGGAAAGGACAGTGAAGATGTCGAGTCTGAATAGGGTCACGCTGATGGGCAACCTCACCCGTGACATTGAACTGAAAGCGGTCGGGGGTAGTCAACAGATCGCCCGCATCGGCCTCGCCCTCAACCGCAACTACACCACGCAGGGCGGCGAGAAGCGCGAAGAAGTCACGTTCGTTGATTGCGAAGCCTGGGGCAAGACCGCCGAGGTGATGGCGAAGTACCTGAGCAAAGGTCGCCCCGTTCTCATCGAGGGCCGGTTGAAGCTCGACCAGTGGGACGACAAGGACACGGGCAAGAAGCAGTCCAAGTTGAAGGTTGTCGTTGACACGTTCCACTTCGTTGACAGCAAGGGCGGGGGCGAGCAGCAGCAGCCCGCCACGCGAGCGGCGACCGCCAACGCACTTCCCGACGACGATTTGCCCTTTTAGTCCGAAGCGGTCATTCCGACCGCGACTCTCACTCGCCCCACGTTTGCCACGCGCGGGGCGGGTTTCACGA